ACAACTCATTACCGATTGGACTAACGTATATGCACCTGCGGAATGGATCGTGGAGCGTAACGCCTTTCAATCTTTTCTCACACAAGATGAGGGAATTAGGCAATTCCTTGCATCCAAGGGAACTGTATTAAGAGAACACCATACTGGTAATAACAAGTGGGATGCAGGCTTTGGTGTGGCTTCTATGTCTACTTTATTTGGAACTAAGCAGCAAGATGGTAAGCACCACAGAGATAACATTATTCATCTCCCATCAGATCAGACCGAGAACATTAAGAGTTTAATAGAACAACTTATTACCTGGTCGCCTACCACTAAGGGTAAGACCGATATGGTGATGGCGTTATGGTTCTGTGAGATTAAAGCCAGAGAATGGCTTAATAACGGAATACATACCACCCACCATCTAAAGAATCCATTTTTGTCTCGCTATGAACGAGGCAAGCGTATGGTAGTAAACATAGACGAACTACTAGCCGAACAACAACGTCAATTCATATAGGGAGATAAACAATGGCAAAGAAGAAAATGAATCCACTTGAGAAAGTGGCAAAGCGCTTTGGCGTTACAGCGCGTGAAGCACGCGATATCGCAACAGCAGTCTCAACTTTAGGTCGCACTGTTGTTGATTCAAATGTAAGAGGTCGTGGCTTGGATGTAACTAAGCGCGGCAAAACAGTTGGTAAAACATATAGCGGAAGTGATACAAGAGCAAAAGCAGCAAGAAACCTTGCAAAGCAAGTTGGCGAAGTTTACACAGCAGCAACTAAAGGCAAAAGTGGAACCAAGTCTGCTAAAATTAAATCTATCAAACAACCTAAATCAGGTGTAACTTTCAGAGAAAATTATGCAACTGAAACAAAGCGTAAACAAGGTGGCAAGAAGTAATGCCAAAGAAAAAACCAACACTTGACGATTACTTATCTAAGAAGAAGAAAGTTCCTTCTAAGAATAAAAGATACCCAGGCGATAGCGACATTAAGACTGGCCCAAGCAAGGGTAAGCCTATTATTAAATTAAAAACAAAAAAGAAGTAGGGACTAATAATGCCATTGCCAATAGGACCAATAGTTGCAGGAGCAGTAGCAAGAGCAGCCACTAAGAAGGCTGCACAACGTGCTGTTGTAACTATAAGAAAAACTAAAAGTGGTATTAAAAAAACTGGTTCTGTATCTAAAAAGAAATCTGAAATTGAATCAACTTCTTATCGTGGCAAAGAACTTACTAAGTCGGAACGTAAGAAGATTCGTGAACAAAACAGAGCAGCAGAGTCTGCTAAATCAAAAGATCTTGACAGGGTTGAATCAGGTAAAATTGGTGCTCAAACAAAAAAGCGTAATCAACGCCGCCGCGAATTAGGTATGTATGCAAAAGGTACTGCTGGTGGAGTAGCACTTACAAGCGGTTTATACGCTATAGCAAACAAAGATAAAGACAAAAAGAAGTCTACTAAGAAAAAGAAGTAAGGACAAATGCTTACAACCAAAGAGGTTATTGCTAAGGTAGCACGGCTACAGACTAAGTACTCAGCGCGTGATCAACGTATGCGCGATGTGCTATCCGTGCGTCAAGGAGACATCAGCAAGGTCTATCCTGCTATGTTCTCTGAGGAGTACCCAAAACCTCTGGTTGCTAACTTTGTAGATGTAGCCGCTCGTGACCTCGCAGAGGTTATGGCACCACTACCATCCTTTAACTGCGCTGCTACCAATATGGTTTCAGATAGCGCACGTAAGGCTGCTGATACTAGAACTCGTATTGCCAACTACTTTGTATCTATGTCTGAACTCCAAATTCAGATGTATCAAGGTGCTGACTGGTTTAATACTTATGGAATGCTACCAGCAATGGTAGAGATGGATTACGAGACTAATAATCCACGCATCCGTCTATTAAATCCTTTCGGTGTATATCCAGAGATGGACCGCTTTGGTCGCTGTATCTCAATTACTCAAGTAGTAAATACTGATGCAGAATCTCTAGCAATGCAGTATCCAGAGTTCTACAATCAAATCATTACCAACAAGAGTTATATCAGTAGTTCCCCTTACATCACAATGATTCGCTACCACGATAAGGACCAAGATTTAATCTATGTTCCAGATCGTAACAACTTAATTTTATCTAACTTACCTAATGCCATTGGTAAATGCTTAGCCCGCGTTGCTGTCCGTTCATCCCTAGACGGAGAAGCACGCGGTCAGTTTGATGATGTACTAGCAGTTCAACTTGCTAGAGCACGCTTTGCGGTATTACAGATTCAAGCAGCAGAGAAATCTATCCAAGCACCTATTGCTATTCCGCAAGATGTGCAAGAACTAGCACTTGGTCCTGACGCTATTATGCGTTCTGCTAATCCGCAAGGTATTCGCCGTGTCCCACTAGAACTTCCGCCAGGAGTCTTTACAGAGTCTGGCGTTCTAGAGCGAGAACTACGTCTAGGTTCTCGTTATCCAGAAGTTCGTAGCGGTAATGTTGATGCTTCCGTTATTACAGGTCGCGGAGTTCAAGCGCTACAGGCTGGCTTTGATACTCAGGTTCGTGCAGCACAAGCACAGTTTGCAAGACTCTTTACCGAATTGGTATCTCTCTGCTTTGAGGTAGACGAGAAAATCTTTGGTTCTATGACCAAGGAAATCAAAGGTGTAGATGACGGTACTCCGTTTAATATGAAGTATGTGCCATCTCGTCAGATTGCTGGCGAGTATGGTGTAGATGTTCGTTACGGCATTATGTCTGGTATGAATCCAAACAATGCCATTATTGCTTTACTACAGATGCGAAGCGACAAACTCGTATCAAGAGATTATGTACGCAGAGAAATTCCTATGGAGTTAAATGTCACTCAAGAAGAGCAGCGTGTGGATATTGAAGAGATGCGTGATTCTTTGCGTCTTGCTGTTGCTCAGTATGCTCAGACCATTCCAGCACTTGCTGCCCAAGGTCAAGATCCTTCTCAGATTGTTTCAAGAATCGCCGAGGTTATTAAGGGTCGCCAAAAAGGTAAACAACTTGAGACGATAGTTGAAGAAGTATTTGCCCCAGAACCACAAGTAGAAGTGCCAATGGGCGCAGAAGTTCCAGCAGCAGGTATGGCCCCCGTTCCTGCCTCGCAGCCAACTCCAGAACAAATGGGTGCGGCCCCTGCTGCTGGCTCTCGTCCAGATATAGCGTCATTACTCGCATCTATTGCAGGGTAAGGGAGGTGTGAAATGAAAAAAGGTGGTCGTGCAAAGGCTCCAATGGCTAAGCCAACTGAAGGCAAGAAGGATATGAAGAAGCCAGGTGGCAAGGTTGAATTTGGATATGCTGGAAAGGCTCGTAAAGGCAAGAAGGCTTAGTGTTATTAGAGAGGATAGAGCGTGGACGAAGATAAAGATTACGTACCACGCTCTGTCACTCTTGCAGATTTCTTAGTAGTTATGTCAGGTTTCTTTGTTAATATAGTGCGAGCCGTAGAGATGCTTGCATCAGAACTTTTAGATTTAGCAGTGTATAACGCAAATAGAACAACAAAAGTTTCCAGAGTATGGGAACAGTTCACATCAGATTTAGAGAAGATGGAGGATCCAAATGGCTAGAGGACCACTCGCAGGCCCAGCAGGTCCAGGCAAATTCTCTACAAGAACAGACGGTTTATCTTTTGAATCAACAGAGTATGGCTCAGGTGTTGAGAACGCCGCTAATAAAGCAGGCGCTCCACTAGCAACAACTCCAGATGTACGTGCAACATCTCTTAGTGAGATGGGTATGGCTCCAAGTCAGCAAGAAATTGTCCCATTGTTTGCCCCAACGCAACGACCAGAAGATTCTTTAGAGGGATCTATTGCTCGTCCAAGAGTAGAGTTTGCAGTTCAACAGGCTAAGACATCAGATGCTTTAGCGCAGTTGCTTCCATTTGATAATACAGGTGAGATAACAATTCTGTATCAGGAAGCATTAGCGAGAGGCGACTAATGGCTGACCTAAATGCAGTAGCCTCTGCTGCTGGGTTATCCGATAAACAAAAGAAGCAAATTGAGCGTTTGAATAAAGCGTTAGAAACACATAAGACGCTTCTCAATCTCCCAGCAACTGTTGCTAGTGATGCCTATAATAACAAACTTACACCAAAAGAACAGCAAGATCTTAAGGATAAGTTTGGTCAGGAGTCTCCAGAGGAGAAACCTAATCGTGGTTGGCTAGGTACAGCGTGGCATTACACTGGCGGTAAAGTATTTGAAGCGGCTCAAGCGTTATCTGATTTATCAACTCGCGTTGCTCGTACAGGTATTATTGCATTAGAAGAAAACCGTGACTTATCTGATGCGTGGGATCGTGCAGAAAAAGACGGTCAAAAAGTTTTCAATGAAGAGCGTCTATCAGATGCTGAGTCAAAGTACGGTAAGAATCTTGTAGGTATCGCCAAGAAGATTCGTAGCGCTAAGAATAGCCAAGAAGTTGCTCAACTTATGGCTACTGCTACCCCAGAAGAAAAGTATTGGTTACAGATTTCTGACCGCAGTATTAAGAATATGCCAGGAGTTGAAGGAAATAAACTTCAGGCTGACAGAGATTTACTTGACGATGCTATTTCTGCAGTCAATGCTTCTCAGTATTCACCAGGTCGCGCTGTTGCTAACGTACTCGATGCTTTCATCCCTGGAGATTTCTACAAGAATGGCTTTTTCTATAAGATTACCTCTGGCGCAGTAGATGCTGCCTATCGTATATTTGCAGATCCTACACTTCTCGTAGGTAAAGCCAAGCGCCTTTACGATGTAAACAAATATGCTTATGAAGCAATCGTAGCATCTGCCCGTAAAAACGGAGAAACTGCAGCAAATTATTTTGCTAAACCAGAAACCACTGCTTTCTGGGATATATACGGTACCAAACTTAAAGATTTACGTGATGCTACCAAGCGTGGAGACAAAGTTGCTGCCGCTAAAGCACGTCGTGAAGCAGAACGTTTAGCACCAGAGTTCGGTCCAGCGGTTGTTAATCTATTCAACAAGGCTGAGATTGAGGATATTAACTCTGCTAAGGCTTTCTTCTATAATAGCGATGACGCATTCAAGATGATGAATGCAGGAACTGCACGTCGTCGTATATTGATGCCACGTTTAGACGCTGCTCGCAAGGCAAGAGTCGCAGTTCTTACTGGAGCAAACAAAGTATTTAATTTAGATGATATTGGCCCTAAATTAGTTGACGATTTTTTTGGTCAACCTGAAACTCAAGATGGAATCTACAAGGCCATTACTGAGTCTCCAGAAAAAATGATTGAGGCTGCAAAAGGTTTGCAGGTAAAAGGCTTAGACCGCTTACGTTTCTCTAGTAACGACATCGCTCGTCGTATTGATAACGCAAAGCGTAAGTTTACCCGCATTCCTCTTTTCAGGGACGACAAGTTTGATGTTACTGCTGCAGATGCTCCAGATAAAATTTATCAACTAGCAGCACTGGTGGTTCCTACCCGTCAAGCACGTTTGATATCAGAAACTTTTTCAGGACTTGAAGAGACTGGTAAGCGCAAAGAGTTCTATTATGGACTCTACGCAACTATCGCTGATATTCGCGGTATGAATATGACAATAGAAGGGCAGAAAGTTGTCCGTCGCTTGACTGGTAAAGGTCAAGTTAAGTACAGTATTGCTGGTACTGATGACTATATTGACTTTGGTTTGTTGCCAAGTGAAATGAATGACCTTGTTTCAGCGCCAAGCCTACTGGACATTGATCGTATGTCTGCCAGAACAAGTCTTATCCAGCGCATCGTTGGTGTTTCTAACAGCAAGTATATGGAAAGTGCTACCAACGCTTGGTCATTCCTAACTCTTGCTGGGTATCGTTACGCTCTACGTAACTCGATTGAAGATTTAATGGTCAACATTGCTATCGGTGGTAGCCCTTGGGGTATTGCAAAGAATCGCTATCTAGCAACTCGACTTAATACTGCTATTCGTTTGACTCCAGGACTTACTGTTGGCGAGAAGATTGCAGCAGAACCTCTAGGTCTCATTATGCGATTTGTCAATAAAGGCGAATCAGAACAATACGCTACGCGTATAAAAGATATTGATAAGGTTTTATCTGCAAAGAAAGCAAAGATTGCAGAATATGATAACATCGTAAAAACCAGCAAAGATGCCAAGAAAGTCAAGGGGGCAGAGGCTGGAATCCGTCGCTTACGTGCAGAAATTGCTGGTGGAGTAGAGCAAGAAGTACGCAAGATTATGGCTGAGGCTTTGACCGCAGGCCGTGTACAAAGATTTGCTAAGCGTGCTGGTTTGTCAAGACTCGATAGCGAAGGTTTAGAGTTACTAACAGAGCAAGTCCTTTACGGAGATGTAGATAATCTGTTATCTATCATTTCTGAAGGTGGATTCAACTTTGCTGCAGGATCTAATTATGTTGACTCAGCATTTGATTTAGCCAAAACCCTTGGAGTAAAGCAAGCGGAACTTCGTTTAGACCTTGGTGGACTCAAGACCCAATACGCCCAGGCTGCTAGTGCTCGTGGCTTTACTGAGATTGGTCTAACGCCAAATAACGAAGCATCAATGATTGCTTGGGCTTTACGTATATCATTTTATGGAAATGATGAACTAGGTTCTATTGCTCTTGCTAATGCTGATAATCCAGTAGAAGCAGTCAACGCTATGAAGGCTTGGCTATCTGACCCTAAGAACAAGAAGGTTCTAAACGACGCACGTCTATCATCAGGCAAGAATCTTGCCATAGACGAATACGCTCAGATTGTACTAAACCGTGCTAGAGCAATCGTTGTTGGTCGCGGTACAGGAGAAGTTAATACTGAACTATTGGACAAGATTCGCACTTTTGATCCTGAACTCAACCGTTACGTCATCTCTGGTAAATTGACATTAGATGACCTACCAGATGTAAACAATATGGATGCTATTCCAGCGGCTGTTGTTGGTCCAGAATTGGTGCCAGTTGCAGATGTCAATAATTACACCTCACCTTTGATGCAAAAGGGATGGGTATGGTTAGGACTATCTACTGCCCGTTTATCTCGCCAACCTATGGCGCTATATGAAGTAACAAGAATTCGTAAACAGATGAAGGCATCTGGATTTGAGCAGGCTTTCTACGATAACTTTACTAAAGGTATTGATGATGCTGAGTCTAAAGCAGCAGCGCTAGTCAATGCTAAGAGAGAATATGCTAAGTTAGTAGAAGAACGTGCAGTATCTCAGATACTTCCATACGTAGATAATCCTCTTATCCGTAGCCAAGCATCGTTTACAGCACGTAACTTTGCTCGTTTTTACCGCGCTCAAGAAGATTTCTACCGCCGTCTTACTCGCATTGTTCGCTATAACCCAGAGGCTATTCAGAAATTAGCACTTACATTTGATGGAGTAGCACACTCTGGATGGATTCAAGAAGATGATCGTGGCGAAAAGTATTTCGTTTACCCACACTTCGCTCCAGGGTATCGTGCAATGCAGGGAGTAATGACTGCTTTAGGTATTCCACAAGACTTCAAAGTTCCGTTCCCTGTGCAGTTCGGTGCATCTGTAAAGATGCTATCGCCATCATTGAACACAGAGTCTTGGTTGCCAACATTCTCAGGCCCAGCAGCAGCAATTCCAATGACTGCATTGCAGAATCTAACCAATATATTTGAACCAGGTATGGGCGATACGATTGCTCGATACACACTTGGTGAGTATTCCGTAGAACAAGGGCTTGTCTCACGCTTAATGCCAGCGCACGTCAATCGTTTCCTGAACACTATGGATCAAGATGAGCGCAACAGCCAATATGCTTCGGCGTATCGCAAGGCTGTAACTTATCTAGAGGCAGCAGGTCACGGAATTCCAAAGCGTTACGATGCTGATGGTAACCTTATTCCACCTTCGGCTGGTGAACTAGAAGATTATCGCGAGAAAGTACGTAACACTACACTTTCAGTTTTAGCAACTCGTTTCGTATTTGGCTTCTTTGCTCCTGCATCACCATCGGTCCAGTTGAAGTCTGATATGCAAGAATGGATTAGAGATGCTGGTCAGGCAAACTTCAAGTCATCTTTCAATGCTCTACGTGAGCAATATGATGGTGATTACGACGCAGCAATGAAGCGCTGGGTTGAACTATTTCCTAACGCTGTGCCTTACACAGTTACTGAATCAGAACGAAAAACTATTGCATTCTTTGGTTATGCTGAAGAATCAGGCAAGTTCGTTACTGAGAACGAAGGAATGTTCAAGAAGTATCCAGAGGCTGCAGCATTCCTTATCCCACACAAAGGTGCATTCTCATTTGATGCTTACCGCACAATGGCAACAATGGGTCTTCGCACAAGCAAGAGAGTAGAAGATTACCTACGCGAGGTTCAGACATCATCTGACCTACAAACTTATTATCAAAAACGCGATGAATACGAGAACTCTCTAAAGTTTGCAGCATCTGATTATGCTCGATCCTTGGCTCGTCAGCAGTTTAACGATTGGAAGGCTCGTTTCTTTGCGGGTCGCCCATTGGTTGCAGAAGAACTAAACCAAGGTGCTGAGAAAAGAATCAAGACCCTTCAGGCTCTAGATGATTTAGAGAAATTCTTAGATGATCCACAATACAAGAATGTGCGTAGAGATACTCAAGATGTTCTACGTCAAATGGTTAAGGCTTATTCAGACTATAAAACCCAGAAAGAGATATTCTCGCTTACTGGGACTAACAGAGATTTGATGGACTCTATCAAGAGTGGAACTCTTACATCAATCAAGGAATTAGCAAAATATAACGAGAATACCCAAGCAGCATACGACGTGCTCTTCGGAAGATTACTGGACGACTAGGAGATAGGCAGAGATGGCAGAGGTAACTCTCAAGAGTTTCTTGGATAATGACTCCGCAGTCAAGGCTGCTCGCAAGAAACTAACTGCTGCTTCCGCAGAGTTGAATAAACAAAAAGCAGCACTTGCTGCTGCTGGTAGTCGTATAACTCCAGTACAACGCGAGGCTATTGACAAGCGTATTGCTGCAGCACAAGCCGCTTATGACTCAGCACGTAGTAATGCTTCTAGCGTAGAGGCTTCACGTACTTCTTACTTTCAGGCTAACGAGAAAACTATTCGTTCTACAGCCCAAAGCAAAGAAGTATCTCAGGCTAAGCAAGAACTTGAAGAAGTTATGGCTCTTATGCAGAGTCAACCCAACAGCCCAATTCTACAGGCTCGTGCAGCCGATCTTAAAGATAGAATCAATGGGACTGGCAAGTATGCACCTAAGCCCAAGGTAGAAGTAAAAGACAAAACTCCTGGTGAGTCAGAGACAACTGCAGCAGCACGTGACTATGTTGCTGAATCAAACAATGCAGCCAAAATTGTCCGTGCTATGTCTACAAAAGAACGTCAAGACTTAGCAGAACTTCTCAAGTCATCAGGTTTTTATACAGGACCAATAACTGGTATTTACAATGATGCACTTGTTGCTGCATATCAAGGTGCTCTTGGGGCAAACCAAGCACGCTCACTAGCGTGGGGAGAAGAAGTTTCTTGGACTCAATTCCTCCAAGATAAAATCAATGAAACTGCTGCTGGAAAAGGCGCAAAGGGTCCTGCTGCTCCATCTGGAACAGTTAGTATCTCAACTCCACTTGAGGCTGCTGCCAAGGTTGAGGCTATATTCAAGTCTGAACTAGGTCGCCTACCAACCCCAGAAGAGCGCGATAAGTACTCGAAAGAACTTATTGCTGAAGAAAAGAAAACCTCTTCAATCACCAAGGCTACCCAAAAGAAAATCGGTGGCGTTATTGTCACTGAATACACAGGCGGTATTGACAGAGATCAGTTTCTTTCAGACAAGATTCGTAAACTCCCAGAGTACAGCAATACCAAAGCAACAAAGCGCACACTTACTACTCAAGACTTAGCCAAGACTGCTATGGCAAATGGCTTGAATCTTCAGAAAAACTTCGGTGCAGATGTTGTAGCAGGATGGGTGAAGCGCGTTGAGAATGGCGAAGATGTTGACGTATTCAAGAACCTCATCCGTAAGACTGCAGCAATCGGATTACCAGATAATGCTGCTGCTCTCATAGAGCAAGGCCTTGACCTAGATTCTGTATATGCACCATACAAGAGAAGTATGGCAACTCTCTTAGAGTTACCTGAGAATTCTATTAGCCTTAATGACCCTACTTTACGTGGTGCTATTACAGCAGATAAGGCTATGACCATTTTTGACTTTGAGAAACAATTACGTAGAGATGCTCGTTGGCAATACACAGATCAAGCCAAAGAAGAAGTTTCTAACGCAGCACTGCGGGTACTTCGTGACTTCGGATTCCAGGGGTAATAATGGCTAAAAAGAAAACAACACCAGTAGCAAAAAGTCCAGATGAGGCTCGCGCTCAAGCCGTTGCTGCTCAAGCGACTGCTGCAAAGAAGGTTCCACCTAAGACTCCTACTACACCAAAAAAGCCTGTTACTCCACCAAAGGCGCCAACAACTGCAAGTAGCGCTGAGAGAAAAACACTACGAGATGAACTTTCTATCAAGATGGCTGCTGATGCAGCAAAGACTATACAAAGCATTAAAACCGCAGAAAACACTCTTGCTGAAATTGAAGCGTCAAAATTTGGAGAAGATGTTTTTCGTGTTGCTGCTGAAGAGGCTGCTGCTACTGGAAAAACCGAATTAGCCGCAGGAGAATTAGCGACAGAGGAAGCAAGGCGTGGGGAAAAACTTGCTGGAGAACAAGCAAGAATTCAGGCTGGAGAGTTTGTACCTATAGAAGAAGATGGCCAAGGTATGACTCCAGAAGAAATCAATAATATCCTTGCTGAGTTTTATGGAAAGATTCAAGGAGATGCTTTAGCGCAAAAACGGAAAGCATCAGAGTCAGCCTACAGTCTTCTCTATGATGAATTCAGTCGTATGGGACTTGGTTCTCTAGTACAACCACTACAAAGATTTATTCAAGATGGTATTTCAGATGCAGAATTTACCATCCGATTACGCGAAACAGATGCCTATAAGAAGCGTTTTGCTGCTAACCAAGCACGTATCACTAAAGGACTTGCTGCTTTATCTGAAGCAGATTATGTCGATTTAGAAGATAGATACCAAAATGTAATGCGCCAATATGGACTCCCATCATCTTATTATCAACGCGGAGAATTAGGCCGTCAAGAAGGATTTGAAAAACTTATTGCTAATGACGTAAGAGATGATGAATTGGCAGATCGTCTTAATGTTGCATATAACAGAGTTATCAATGCTGCTCCGCAAATCAAAGAATCATTGAAGCAGTTCTATCCAGACATTACTAATGGCGACATCCTTGCTTATACACTTGACCCAGAGAAAGCAATCTTAGATATCAAACGCAAAGTAACTGCTGCTGAAATTGGTGGTGCTGCTGCAATAGCAGGACTCTCAACTAGCCGTGCTAGAGCAGAAGAACTAGGCGCATTTGGTGTAACTGGAGAGCAAGCACGTGAGGAATTCCAAAACGTCGCTACAGTTTTGCCAAGAACATCAACCCTTGCTGATATTTATGCCAAGCAAGGAATGGGTCCGTACGGTCAAGCAACCGCAGAAGCAGAATTTTTTGGAACAACAGGTTCAGTAGAGGCTACGCGTATGCGTGGCAAACTGAAACAACTTGAAGAAGCGCAATTTAGTGGCACATCAGGTGCTGCACAAGGCGCACTAGCCCGCGAACGCGCAGGGCAATACTAAGCCTGCTAACAGAACGACTGGCCTGTTAGAGAGACACCAAGACCAGAAGTAGAAGCCATACAGAAATCCCCCAAGTCTGTATGAGGTCTACGTAAACTAAAAAAGAATGGGAGAAGGACCTATGTCCAACTACGACTACGAAGATGACGACTTTGATACACCATCAAATGATGGTAATGATCTCGTCAAACAGTTGCGAAAAGCAAACAAGCAAAAAGAGAAAGAACTGGCTGAACTAAAAACTCAGTTTGAATCTATCTCTAAATCCAACCGTGAACGAGCAATCAAAGATGCCCTTGCTAGTCGCGGGGTAAACAGCAAAATCGCTGCATTTATCCCACAGGATATAGACCCAACTGAAGAGTCTGTATCTAAATGGCTGGAAGATTATGCCGATGTATTTGGCTATGAAACCCAGTCAAACCAGGCAACACCTAATGTAGATCCAAAGCAGGCTGCTGCATATCAGCGGATGACCAATGCTGTAGAACAGGGAGCAACTCCTGAGTTCCAAGCAGACATTCATCGTAAGTTGATGAATGCAAATAGCCGTGAAGAATTGGATGAAATTATTAGGTCGTCTGGTCTCTAAGACCGAACCTATCCGAAAGGCAAGATAAATGGCAATTCCTACAGGTACATTGACACAAATTTCGTCAATGCAAAACCTTGTACAGAGTGCGTACGATCAGTATGTTCGTATGGCTCTTCGCTCCATCCCAGTGATGCGTGCGTTGGCTGATGTTAAGCCAGTACAGCAAGCAATGCCAGGTTCGTCAGTTGTATTCTCCATTTACTCAGATCTCTCAACAGCGACTGGTACATTGACAGAAACTTCTGATGTTTCCTCTATTGCTCTTGGTAACCCATCACAGGTTACTGTAACACTTAATGAGTACGGCTCAGCCGTAACAACAACCAAGAAGTTGAACCTAACTTCTTTCAACGATGTTGATTCAGCTCTTGCTGACATCATTGCTTACAACGCTGCTGATTCTATTGATAGCGTTGTAGCATCCGTTCTTACTGGTTCCACTGGAACTAACGTAATCTACGGTGGAACAGCAACTGGTACCAACTCAATCACCTCTTCAGGTACCATCACTGCAGCCAACATCCGTAAGGCTGTTGTTCAACTCCGCAGCAACAAGGCAGTTCCTCGTATCGGAGAACTCTATGCTGCATACCTACACCCACGTCAGTCTGCTGACCTTCGTGCCGAATCAGGCACTGGTGGATTCCAGGAGCTAACCAAGTACGTTGATCGTACTCCGTTCGTTGCTGGAGCAGTCGGCGTTCTTGAAGGCGCATTCATTGTTGAAACGCCTCGCGTTCCATCTGCTGCAAATACACAATCACCAGCCGTCACTGTTTACTCAGCGATTGTTGCTGGTCGTGAAGCACTTGCTGAAGCAACCGTTCAGGATACATCAGTTGTAATTGGTCCAGAAATTGACGCTCTGCGCCGTTTCCGCACCATCGGCTGGTACTACTTCGGTGGTTTCGCACGTCTTCGTGAAGCATCTCTATATCGTATTGAGACTGCAACTTCTATCAACTAGTAGTTGATTGACTATCGGGCAGGGCCTAGAAATCCTGCCTGGTGGTGAGTTAATTCTGAAAGGAAGAAATGCCATACACATTGACAACGCCTTGGCGTTGGGAAACTTGGGGCGCTGACTACACTCAGTTTACTCCATACGCTCGCCTTGCTGGTAGGCCAATAACTGGTGGTTCAATAACAGGAACTATCAATCCATTCCTTACTGATATTCCTCGTGGTTATACATTTATCGTCAATGGAACTACTGTTACCACAGAGCAAACACCAAGCCAAGACACACTGGCTGCTGCTGATTCATACTATCTTGGCGGAACTACTAATACAATTAGTGATGCTGAAGCGCAGATATTTATTGACGCAGGATACTCGGAGTACCTTACACAACTATGACAAATCCTAATTGCAGATCAGGGTGTAAAACCCAAGACCACGATTCTTACTCAGATTGTTTGCAATCAGCAAACTTTGGCTTTGCAGGGTGCTTCCCTACTAG